CTGTTTATGTCTTTAACAACATGACACGCCAGATTCAGAAACTTGAAGATAAAGTGAACGATTTGCCACACAGCTATGTTCAGAAAGACGATTATCGTGCTGACATTGCAGAGATAAAGTCTATTCTCAAGCAGATATTTGAGAAGCTAGACAGCAAGGCTGACAAGTGAGAGAGGCTCGTGAAAATGTAATGTCGGTGCTGACATACATAGATAGCCCGTTTAAACTCGTAGTGGTCGTTTTGCTCGCTTTGATGGGTTTTTTTGGCTACTTTGCATACCAAAATCAAGGGCTGTTTCTTAGCGTCTACATGAAGTCGCAGGAGTTGCCAAAACTCAACGAAAACCAGTTTGACGAAGCTGCTGTCTTGCTTTTTAAAGAGACACGAGCTGATTTCGTAGTCATATTCTCTGTCAATCCAATCGTCAACAAGCGTGTAGTCCAAAGAGCTTACGCTAAAGACGGTACTCGTGAGAAACGCTTTGAGGGCGTGGATGTTGGGTTGTTTACTGCAAACCAAGCCAACAACAGTGACGTTGTAAAGCTAATGTCTAGCGAAATCCCGTGTGGTGAATACACACGAGCGCAGTCTGAGATTGGTCTTTGGTACATCAATCAAGGCGTAACCTACACTTGTCGTATATCTGTGCCGCCTGAGATTAACCAGTTTATCGGTCAAATTACGGTTGGTTGGAAAGAGAAACCAGACACAGCTCATGCGCACGATATGTTGTTAATTGCAGCAACCAAACTTGTAAAGGACAGACGATGATACCTATTTTGGATATTCTGAATATTGGCGGCAAGATTATCGACAAGATATTTCCTGACGCTAACGCTGCGGAAACTGCAAAACTTAAACTTTTAGAGCTACAACAGTCTGGCGAACTTGCTAAGATGCAAGCAGATATGCAAAAGCAAGGCGAGCTTACCAAGCGTCAAGAAAACGACATGAAGTCAGACTCTTGGCTATCTAAAAATATACGCCCTATGACGCTTATAGCGATTCTGGCAGGCTATTTTACGTTTGCCATGATGAGCGCATTTGATATGGAAACAAACAAAGCATACGTTGAACTGTTAGGGCAATGGGGGATGTTAATTATGTCCTTTTACTTTGGGGGCAGGACGTTGGAAAAGATTATTGACATGAAAACTAAAGAAAAAGTCACTGAAGCGGAGATTAAAAATGCAAAGTAATTGGGACAACGCTTTTAAGATGATGCTCGCTTCAGAGGGTGGGTATGTTAATCACCCGTCTGACCCCGGCGGCATGACCAATCTTGGTGTCACTAAGCGTGTCTGGGAAGAATGGGTTGGGCGTGAATCCAATGAGAAAGAGATGCGTTCGCTGACACCTGAGATGGTCGAACCGCTTTACAAACGTAAGTTTTGGGATGCTTGTAAATGCGACGATTTGCCAAGCGGCATTGATTACTTGGTGTTTGACTTTGCTGTCAACGCTGGTTGTGGTCGCAGCGCAAAGATTCTACAAGCTGCTGTGGGTGTAACGCCTGACGGTGGGATAGGGCCAATGACCCTAGCCGCTGTCAACGCTCTTGACGGTGACGAGCTGATTGAAAAGTTTAGTCAAGGCAAAGAGGACTTTTACCGCAGCCTAAACACCTTTGAGACTTTTGGTAAAGGCTGGCTAAACCGTGTTGCTGCGGTAAAAGTTAAAGCTACATCGTTGCTTGCTTAAAAACAGCTAGTGGTGCAATTGCCGGGCGAGTAGCAACAGGTGGTGCAGGTAATAATGCGCCCACCTGACATATAAGTGTGCGTTGTACAAGCTGCATACGCTGCGGTGGCTGATAACGCTAACACAACTGCGACTATGTACTTTTTCATTTTTTATCCTTTAAGAAATAACGAGCAAAACGGGTGTTTTCACCTTGAACCATCAGGGTCTGAATGTTGAAACCTTGATTTTTAAGTTGGTACACAATATCGGCTAATCGTGTCGCACGGTATAGGTTAATTGCTTCCCATGAAGTAATGTGTTTGTGCTTTTTAAGGTGCAAGTACACAGCGTCAATTTTGGTCATTTTGTTATCCAGTACAAAAGTGGCAAGAAACCGAAAACAGCAAACAACACAAGTGCGCCAAGCACCCAACCCTCAAGCGGGATGCGTTGGTCAGAGTTGGTGTAGCGCAGGTAGCTTTTCATTTGTCGTGGTGTCCTTAAAGTCCAGTTTGGATGCGAATAATCTGCTTGTGATCCCCAGTTGCTCATAGCCATCCCTCGATTTCTGCTTCAATTTCGTCGATCAATTCTTTGTACTTTGCGTCTTTACGATTGCGTACAAGAATCATTGTGATGTTGTACATAGCGTCACCCTCTGCGATGCGTTTGTACCAATCAAGCCAATGCAACCCGTCTTTGTCTATGCCGCTGTATTGGATTACATCCATCACATCGTTAGCGTCTTGTATGTCTAAGTCGAAGCGTTCTTCATCATCCATTTATGCACCTGTATGTAATGGGGCTTACGCCCCGTTGGTTATTTGTTTAGTTTGTTAAGTTGCAGATCAATCATTTGTGCCAACAAGTCAACAGATTTGTCCGGCAGCTCTGGGAACATTTCTTTAATCAGTTTTACAGCCTGTTCGATTCGTGTCATTTTGTTCATTTATGCACCTGTATTTGTTTAATGGCGTTAGTGCCATAACTAAATATTAAGCCAACTTAACAAACAATGCAACTGTTTTTGGCTAGTGTTTTCACTAATGTTGTATTTTTGTCATTGGGTGCGGGTACTAGCCGGAACTAGGAGGGAGGGGACACCAGCGTTCCCCGCCTCTTGATTATATGTTGTTCTTCTTCTTGTAGTAAGCAAGAAGATACTGAAAACACTCCCAAGCATCAGCTAAATCTTGCTCTGAATGCTCAATCAGCCGTACATCACCGGATTCTGTGAAGTAGATATTGGCGCATCGTGCTGTGGGTAGCCCTAATCCTTGTCTATAAGCCGCCAGTTGCATTATTTGCTCGAAGTAAGGGGTAACCTTGCTCAAGTCCCCTTCCTTGCTCTTAAAGTCCACCACGATGTTTGCTGAAATCAGGTCAACTTTGCCACCATAGCCATTGGACGCAAATGAGCGTTCTGCTTCCCAAATGTGGTTAGCGCCAAAGTGTGTTTCTAGAGCTGTATGCACCCTAGCGACAAACTCAGGGAAATCGTAATTTTTGCCACGATAGAAATCTTCTAACACACCGTGTAATCGAGTGCCACGGTCTGCTGCCTCACGCCCGGTTGACTTAGCATCCGACATGACACGCTGCAACCAGTTTTCTTCTGACTCGCCATCAGCTCTGGGTAAAGTCAGCGCAGCAAGCAAGACCTGTTGTTGTAGCCAGTTGTTAAGACCTGCTTTTGCAAGTAATCCCGTAATTGTCGTAACTGACGGGACTAGCCCAAGCTCACGAGCGTCTGTCAGGCGTGTATTGCGCTCTGTACCGTTTTTGCCAATGATGCGATAAGCTGGTGAGCCGTCTGCTGCGTACCAGTGGCCTGACTCAGAATCGACTGTTTTAATAATCATGCTTCTCTCGCTTTCATAAACTCGTCAGCAATTTCAAAAGCTCGTTTTGCAGCAGCTTTTTCCCATGTTTGATCGTCAACGGGAAGTTGCCAGTCACCAGCGCACATACCTGCAATAACTTGTGCTGCAATGTAATCTCGTAACATCATGCCATGCGCCATATTGTCGGTTTCTAACCATGTTGGAAAAGCGGGTTGGCTAATTTTCATTTGTTCACCTGTTTTGCTAATTGTTTCAGCATCTCAATGGCATCTTGTAGGTCTTGCATGGCTCTCGGATCAAGAACCATGCCCTCATACCATTGCTGAAGCCGCCAAGAAATCAAGATTGCTTCTTCAGTCTTGTTCATCAGAAAGGCACACTGTCCAAATCATCCTCAATTGGCATGACATTGCCTTCTTTGATTTGACGGTATGCGTCAGGCTTCTTTGGTGCTGGCGATTCCTCAGACTTACCACCAAGCATCTGCATCTGGTCTGCAACGACTTCAGTAGAGAATTGCTCAACCCCGTCTTTGTTTTTCCATTTGCGTGTGACCATACGTCCAGCGATGTACACCTGCGAACCTTTGCGGAGATAGTCACCACAAACGCCAGCTAGTTTGCCAAAAGTTGTAATGCGAATCCACTCGACTGATTCTTTTTCTTTTGACTTCCATCCACAGGCAATTGAGAAGTTTGCAATGGCTTCACCAGAAGCGGCGTAGCGCACCTCTGGGTCACGCCCTAGTCTGCCAATAAATTCACAACGGTTTAGGTCATTTGCCACAAGATTTCTCCTTAAATCGTTTTGATGCTTCAATACCGCAAATTTTGCATTGGCGGCGGTTGTGTGTTGGATGAAAATAAGTGTTTTCAACTGTAAACTCATGCCCGTGTTTGCAATGCGTCATAGCAGCAAATCTTTTTCTATGCGTTTCAGCACATAAACCACGGTCTGTATTTACTTTTCTTGTTACTGGTTCAAGATGGTTTGGGTTAATACATGATGGGTTACGACACAAATGGTCAAGCTCCAACCCAACAGGAATTTCGCCAACATAATGTTGATACGAAATTCGATGGGCAAGTTTGGATTTGCCTTGCATACCAATTCTGCCATAGCCTAATTTATCAACTGCGCCAGTCCAAACAATGCAACCCGCAAACGGTATTGCAACGGAATGACGCTCAAGCCTGTCTTGCACAGGTTCACGAACGTACATTCTTGCCATTACTTTGCACCTTTTGAAACTAGTTGAACTTTGATACCGTCATACATAGCTTTAAGCACTTCTTTTTGCGAATCAGGCGCAGACTTGTACCATTTGGCGAAACACGCCTTTAAAGCCTCTAAATCGGTCTGTGCTGCCATTTCGTCAACTGCGTAGTCCATGTCTATAGTCACGGCTACTGTAGGCTTAGGCGGCGTTTTTACAGCGGCTTCACCGTCATCGTCAGCCGAAGCGATACCAAGCGCAGATTGCAAGCTATAGCGTTTTGCGTAAGACAACGCAGAACCAAAACCCTGTGCGTCTTGCTTGCTTGCAGGGATAAACAGCGTCCCGCACGACATTTCTTGACCAGACTCGTGAATCAGTACGGTTTCGACTGCTACGCCACCGTCTGCGGTATGCAGCTTTTGCACAAATGCAAGACCGTTGCTAGATAACGCAGGACGCACAGCGTCAATGACTGATGCCAAGCTAGAGTACGCAGATTTAAAGTGGGGGTTTTTGCTATCTTTTGCTGCGTGGTTCATAGCAGCTTGAGCTTTTACTAATGCTTTTGCTAATTCGTTCATTTTTGCACCTATATGTAATCCTAGCGGGTGTGCTAGTGAGATAGATATTAAGCTATCTAAACTAATTGTGCAAGTGGAAAACTCATTGTTAAAAAAAATGTTGAGTTTCTTTTTCTGCACCCTTGTTCTGGTAAGTTAAGATAGCTACATGGATAACGGCAAAATCATCACGATTCTAGGGGGCACAACTAAGGTTGCAAAGTTGTGCGGGGTTAGTGTGCCAGCCGTTAGCCAGTGGAAGAACAACGGAATCCCGCCAGACAAACTGATATTTCTGGCGGCTGAACTTGAGCGACTGTCTCAGGGCGTGATACACCGTAAAGATATTTTTCCCGAGAACTGGAAACAAATTTGGCCTGAGTTGCATTAAGCCAAAAAGTAGGTAAAATGTAGTCGTTGGCGTGAGAACCAATGGAAACCGTTTAAGTCTGTGTCTTGCCCCAAAAAAAAGGGGTTCTCACCAAGATGCAGATTTAAACGGTTTTTTCATTTCTTGCTGACTTGCTCATTGGGCAGTTAATCCAATGATGGGCGAAGGTCAAGCGCATCAAAGAAGAAAGATTAGTTGGGGCAGAAGCCGTTTAGAGGTAGAAACGGAGTCGGGGTCGACACCTGCGATGCCCTCCAGTAATTGGGTTAGGCCAACTGGAACAGCCGAGGTTACGGTATACAGCACCTAACACTCTCTCAAACTTGTTTGAGGGTTGGTCGTTCTTTTGTCTTTCAAAACATAAACTGCGTTTGCAAACAAAAAAAAGTAAATAACCCAGTTGATTAAACGAAAAACAACTGTTAAGCTATCTTAACTTAACAAGGAACGGTATGGCACTCACAAACACACAACAACGGATTCTGACAGCGATTAAACAGAACGATTG